AACCACCTAGAGACTACCTGTCCATTAAAAAATCAAAGAAAGGACCTCTTAAGCAGATTGTTCCGTCTTATAACTCTCTAAAAGCAAACTATACTTTGTTATGGGATATGCATAACAATGATGGTTACATCAAAGTAACTGCGATTATGCAAAAGTTTTTTGATCAGGCAATCAGTGGGAACTGGAGTTATAACCCAGAGAACTATGCTGATAATGAAGTGCCTGTATCAGAAATGGCAAAAGATCTTCTAACTACTTACAAGTATGGATGGAAGACTTCTTATTATCAAAACACATATGATGCTAAAAAAGATGGTGACGACGAACCAAACGTCGATAAATTAATCGAATCAATACTCACCACGGAGGAAGAAGACTGTGACAGTTGCAAGGTCTGAAGCAGAAGTAGAAGGAATGACAGTTTTTAACAAAAATAAAGTAGACACAAAAAAACAACCAATGTTCTTTGGACAACCACTAGGAGTTCAGAGATACGATGAATACAAATACCCAGTATTCGACAGACTTACACAGTCACAACTAGGATATTTCTGGAGACCCGAAGAGGTATCTCTACAGAAAGATCGTAGTGATTACCAAACACTCACACCAGAACAGAAGCACATCTTTACTTCTAACTTGAAGTATCAGATCATGCTTGACAGTGTTCAAGGTCGTGGTCCTGGTATGGCATTCATTCCATATTGTTCTCTTCCTGAGTTGGAAGCATGTATGACAGTATGGGAATTTATGGAGATGATTCATAGTAGATCATACACATACATTATTAAGAACGTATACTCAGATCCATCAGAAGTATTCGATACAATCTTAGATGATGAGAATGTATTGCAACGTGCTACATCTGTAACTGAATCGTACGATGATTTTATTTCTGAAGCACATGAGTATGACTCTGGTAACGCATGGAGGTTTGCTAGAGAAGGACATCCTGCAGGAACTTTAGATAGACATGAACTCAAAAGAAAACTCTACAGGGCAATCGCCAACGTCAACATCCTCGAAGGGATTCGTTTCTATGTTTCGTTTGCGTGTTCGTTTGCTTTTGGCGAGAATAAACTTATGGAGGGTTCGGCAAAGATACTCTCTCTTATCGCTAGAGATGAAAGTCAACACTTGGTTATCACACAAAATATCCTCAAGAAGTGGGCACAAGGAGACGATCCAGAGATGGAAGAAATCTCAAGAGAAGAAAAAGAATATGTGACTCAGATGTTCAAGAAGACAGTTGATGAAGAGAAAGCATGGGCAAACTATCTGTTCAAAGAAGGTAGTATGATTGGACTTAATGAGAAACTACTACATAATTATGTCGAGTGGATTGCTAATCGTCGTATGAAAGCGATTGATATTGATCCTGTCTTCGATGTTGTTGCTAGAAACAATCCATTACCTTGGACTCAGCACTGGTTAAATAGTAAGGGTCAGCAGAACGCACCACAAGAAACGGAGATTGAAAGTTATGTCGTTGGAGGAATCAAACAAGATGTCAAAGGAGACACCTTCGCAGGATTCTCCCTCTAATCCTAGACCAGAGGAAGAGATAGCAGCACAACTAGCATATGCTGAGAACTCAGAGTGGTTAGATAAAACTTATAACGATCTAGTTGAATCAGGTAATGACTATAGTCCAGACGTTACAGATATGCTCTGGACTACTGCTAAGAAACAAGCAGCACAAGAAAGATTACATGATGACATAAGGAGGGAACATGGGAAAAGCTAAACGTATTGTAGATGGCAAAAGAAATGCTAATGTTCCTGTAGATATGTCAGATCATTTCTATGATCATGGTAATGAGTACTGCAGATATTTAATTACAGATCCTCGTAGCGATAGAAAATTAAAAAAAGATAAAGATAATCTTTAAAATACGGTTAAATGTAACACCGTGAACATCTTGTGTTAGGAAACTGTGATATAAATATAAATGTAGAGGATCTCTCTACCGATTCACGTTCATCCGATGCAAGGACTAGCACTACTGGTATTGCTCCTTTCAGAACATGATCCTACCCACTGGGAAATGTCATGTGACGAGTGGAATCAAACAAGAGTAGAAATTTTGAGTGATCAAAATCACACTCCTGATGCAAAAGAGTATCTTATAGATTACTTTTACACCAAAGTACCAGATCCAAACTGTAAGTCTTGGCAACTCGGACGCAAGTAAGTCGCGGAACGGAGCGTTCATCCCAAACTTATTATTATGATTCCTATTTTAATCGCTACTAGCATTACCTGTGCTGACATTGATCCTTTAATCGAGCGTGCTCGAACTTATGAAGGAATTACTGAACAGCATAGAGAAGAAGTTATTGATGTATATCATGACTTTGCTAGACAAAATGGACTTAATTGTGATTGGGACGCAAACGGCTAAAGGAACGGGCTTAAAAATCCAATTACTTTAGGAGTAACACAATGACAACTATTACTTATCGCGGTGTCAAGTATGACGCTGAAGGGTACAAGGCAAAGGTTCTTGCCGAGCAAGAGCAAAACAGAAACCATGACTTGATGTATCGTGGCATCAAAGTGGAACGTAAATTTGCCTCAAAATCTTAATCGTTTAGGAGATTAAAATGTTAAGGATCAGGTTAGATTGGGATTACAATCTTCCAGATTTTGATCCTGAGATACACGATCCTGACAGAACGTTTGCTTTCTTGACTTATCGTGGAGTACATTATGCCAAGTGGGTGTACTTAAAAGTACTTCACCAGAAATCTTGGAAGATAACATCTTAATATCAACACAGAATCCCTAGTCCTTTACGACTAGGGATTTTTTTGGTATAATAAATACGATTAACTATAACTGGAGAGTCATGAAATTATTTCTGGACTGCTCTGATCCTGATCTAATCAAACAAGCGTTTGATACAGGATTAATTGACGGAGTAACTACTAACCCTTCACTAATGCTGAAGGCAGGTAATGATCCTCGTGATGTAATCTCAGATATAGCATCCATATTTCCATGGAATGCTTCCATATCTGCTGAAGTAGTAGGTGATACTGCTGAAGAAATGCTGGCAATGGCAGAAGATTACATTGACATAGGACCTAATATAACAATTAAAGTTCCATGCACTTTTGAAGGATTAAAAGCATGTAAACAATTATCTACTGATGAGATAAACGTAAACGTAACTCTTGTATTTGATACAGCACAAGCAATACTTGCTGCCAAGGCAGGAGCAACTTATGTTTCACCATTTGTAGGACGGGTATTCGATCAATCATTTGACGGGTTCGGAGTTATCGAAGAGATAGCAGATGTATTCGCAACACATCAAGCACCAACTCAAGTTCTTGCTGCTTCTATTAGAGAAGTATATCAAGTATCTAAGTCATTTAAAGTAGGTGCTGATATCTGTACTATTCCTATCACTATCTTTCATAAGATGTATAGACATCTATTGACAGATAAAGGACTAGAACTCTTTGACAACGATTGGAAGGAACTCCAAGAATGTCTGAAGAAGAAGTAAAGAATCCGTATCCCCCCTCAGGTAGAGGGCAAATGAGAAAGATCGACATTGAACCGAGGATCTTTAGACTTAAACATGAACTCTGGAATGAGCATAGTGGTGCGAGTGATGAATGGAAATCAGGAGCACACTACACTCTTAATAGAGTTCTACAAATACTACAAGAATACTACTCATGAAGAAACGTAATCTTAAAGTTCTAATACAAGACATAGAAAAAGCACTAGCAGAATTAAAATCTGAAGTTTATTCTGACACTGGTGCATATCGTATAAGTAGTGATAGTGATATAACTACTTCTTATCGTGACATCAACGACGAAGACGGACTCTGCGATTGATTATGAAAATCCCTGGTTATGTGAAGGTTCAACTTTCACTTCTGATGATATTGGCGATTTCTTCGGTTTTGTCTACTGTATTACAAATACTAACAATGGGAGAAAATATATTGGAAGAAAATACTTTTATGCGTTCAGAACTCCAAAGGGAAAAAAGAGAAAACAAAAACAAGAATCCGATTGGAAAAAGTATTACGGATCTTGCCCAGAATTAAAAGAAGATTTAAAATTGTACGGTAAACTACAGTTTAAAAGAGAGATACTAAGCCTACATAAAACCAAGGGTCAATGCAACTATGAGGAGACCCGACAACTATTTTTCTATAATGTACTTACGGAGGCAACGAACGATGGAACCCCTGCATACTACAACTCGAACATACTTGGTAGGTACATGCGTAAAGACTATTTCAATACTTGACAACTAACTGCTAGACACATATACTACAGAGGTTTCTAGGGAGTTCTCAAATGGATGAGTATGACATTTCAGATGCCATGATAGATGTTGCTATTGATAAGTTGCATCGTATTGCTGAGATTGAGAACGAACTTGATACCACTGGGTCAGTAGCTCAGGGGAAAGAGCAACTGCCTTCTAAGCAGTCGGTCGTAGGTTCGATTCCTACCTGACCCGTTCCCTTCGGGGATTGGTTCAATTCAAGGTAATAACTATGAACACAGCACAGAGGTTTTCAACCTGTCTAGAGATCCTTTATGGAGCAGTAGACAGAGATATTTTACTTGACACTGAGCACCCAATCATTTATAATCAAGTAGTAAAATTCTACGAGGATAAGGGTGTTCAATTCTACGGTGATGTAGATGAGGACTATCAAATCCTTCTATCTAAACTAGAGGAAGACCTTTTTTATTATGATGAAACTTGAAACTATCCTTGAGCGATTCCCATATCGCTATGTGTCAGTTGGGAAACTCGACAACGGATTTCCTGACTACCGCATTCAAAAATATAATGACTACACAAAGAGATACAAAGACATGTATCTCCTAGACAACAGCATCCAACTGGACTATGTGATTGAAGACTTTGAATATACAAAGTGGCTTGATCCTGATCCAGAAGTAGGTGCTTACATAAAGACAACATGACCGCACTAATTATTATCGTAGTGCTCATTGCAGCAGCAGGTGCACTCATACGATATTACGACCCCCATAATTAAACACATGGACACACAAGCAATGACATTTGGTGGAGAAACTCCAACCGATATTCAAGCACAGAGAGATAGGATTCCAGACGTTAAACGTAAGGAAACTACAGTACTAACAGAATCTCTTAGAAAAGAGTTGAAAGAGTTGATTAATGAAGTCCTTGATGAAAGGGAGACACAGTTTAGTTACACTCCTAGCACAAGTGATTACAGTTTCGATCTTTATGATCAGAATATCAGCATAAATACAGAGGGTACGGATGTAATTACATTCACCTAGTCTTTGCCAATAGACTTAAAACTAGATGGTTTTCAGCGAGACCGATGTTATAAGTCTTGTCGATAAAGGGGTTTATCAGAAATGGTAGACCCCTTCTTATATGTGGTATAAGAAACTCTTATCTAACAAAGCTCTTGACAAATGTAAAGATATTATATATAATTGTAACAGTTCTTCACAATTAGTAACATGATCACAACAGAATCAGGTGGAAGGCAGAACGCATTCCCTATCGAGACTCGTCCTTATCTTGATGAATCATATGAGGGATACGGTCCTAACGCTGAGAAACTAAATGGTCGTCTTGCTATGCTTGGTCTTGTAGCAGGTTTCGTCTCTTACATTTCAAGCGGAAGTTTCTTCTTCTTTGGTATCCTCGGATTCTAAAGACAACTTGTAAACAATTACCACGATTAAAACAATGACTCCAGAAGCAGAAAAGTTTAACGGTTGGGCAGCAATGCTCGGTTTCGTAGCAGCAGTAGGTGCATACGCAACAACAGGTCAAATCATTCCTGGTATCTTTTAATGAAAAGATATCCAGTACCCCTTAAAGTTGTGCCTTACATCTTTATGTTGGCACTGGGCACAAGCACACTTACAACCACTTTTGTATAATGACAAATAAGACAAAAACAATCGAAAGAGAAAAGATTGTTGCTGAAAAATTAAATGGCAGACTTGCCATGCTCGGCATCATCGCAGGCTTAGGTGCATACCTAACAACAGGGCAAATCATTCCTGGTTTCGTATAATGAAACATTGGGTATTTGCAGAAAAATTAAATGGTAGACTAGCAATGATTGGTCTACTTGCAGCAGTAGTAAACTATGGTTTCACTGGTTGGATCGCACCTGGTTTCTTCTAATCATGTATGTAGATCAACAAACATATGTGCAAACTATAGTGTTCTTGTTTATGCCTGTCATATGCGTGTTCCTAGTAAGTTTCTTAATGCTTGGTGATCTTCCATGGGATGACGATGATGACGATGATGGTGGAGGAGGAATGATGATTCCTGCCTATGCACCATCGGGAGCATAATGTTAACAATTTGTAATTGGTATAACGTAATACAAAACTCTTAGATACTTTTAAGATAAATTGTATTGTTACTCCACGAACAATGTAATGCCTAACCCTAATGCTCTCTATGAAGATATGGAGACTCTCAATATGCTCTATGAAGAGATGATGTGGGATCCAGATGACGAATTAGAATTCAAAGCGGACTATTCAAAAAATCAAATTATTATAAGACGCAAAGAGGAGAGTTAATCTCCTCTTTTTTTATACATATTATGATGAGATCAATGAATTATTATGTCTGCAGACAAAGAAAACAACATCAGATGGGTAGCAACACGCAAGGTAGACGGAGAGATTGAGTACCTTATATCCCATACTACATGGGGTCAAGACAAAAGATTTGCAAAAGTATTTGACACCAAGACTCAAGGGTCAAAGTATATGAGAGAAGTAGGATTCAAAGGAACTGTTAGGAAGTATTGACGAGTTATCGATTTTAGTGTATAGTAAAAATAAATAATACTATACACTCTATGTTTGCTATCTTAGGTGACGCTGCTAATGCGTACAATGCTATTGCTTGGAAAGATGCTTTTCCTTTCCTTATTTGTATCATCGGACTATACTACGTCAAAGTAAGAATCGACGCTAGTGTAGGACTCGGAAAGAAAAAATCAAAAGAGTTAAAAAGAATTATCGTTGACGCAATAGTAGAAGGACATCAACAAGCACATAGATCTTAAACAATCAATGTATGACAATCAAAGCATCAGATAAATTACCTTATGATGAATGGTTTGATGACAATCCTTTAAAAGGAACAAAGTATATCGAAGATCCTGTATACGAATCTTGCGAGATTTCTATTCATAAACAGATGTATGATTTTGCAACTATGATGATTAGTAGAATAGGGGGATCAGAGAATAAGTATTAACACTCAATAAGACAAACTTATAACATTCATTAAGTAATGTTATATATTTTACCCCTTGACAAGGTTACAAAACTTCATATATAATATATGCAAACAGGTGAGGGTTTCCTCACTTTTTTATTACAAACTCCTCTTAAACCGAGACCTATAGGGAGTCTAATACCTCGTCTCTAATATCCATCAGTGAAGGGATTGATGGAAATATAGTATCGCTCTACCCTTTGAGCCCTACTTATTCAACGTCCTAATGACAACTTCAAATTTAACCCGCAGACAACAGGGTGGTCTACTTCAAGGTTGGCCAGAGTTCTGCGAGTGGGTAACATCTACAAACAACAGAATTTATGTTGGTTGGTTTGGTGTTCTAATGATCCCATGTTTGCTCACAGCAGCAGCATGTTTCATCGTTGCTTTCATTGCAGCACCTCCTGTCGATATCGACGGAATCCGTGAACCAGTTGCTGGTTCATTCATGTATGGTAACAACATCATTTCTGGTGCTGTTGTACCTAGTTCAAACGCAATCGGTCTACACTTCTACCCAATTTGGGAAGCAGCAACTCTAGATGAGTGGTTGTATAATGGTGGTCCTTATCAGTTGGTTATCTTCCACTTCCTTATCGGAATTTCTGCCTACATGGGTAGACAGTGGGAACTATCATACAGATTAGGTATGAGACCATGGATCTGCGTAGCATATTCTGCTCCAGTATCTGCAGCATTTGCTGTATTCTTAGTATACCCATTTGGTCAGGGATCCTTCTCTGATGGTATGCCTCTAGGAATTTCTGGAACGTTCAACTTTATGTTCGTGTTCCAAGCAGAGCACAACATCCTAATGCATCCTTTCCATATGGCAGGTGTAGCAGGTATGTTCGGTGGTAGTCTCTTCAGTGCAATGCACGGTTCTCTAGTTACATCTTCTCTAATCAGAGAGACAACAGAAAACGAGAGTCAAAACTACGGCTAT